GAGCCGGTGGGTGCGGACCCGCGCGGCGGCCGCGACGGCAACAAATCCTGCCGCAGCGGCAGCCGCAGCGCAGGAAAATCTTGCCGCGACGGCAGCAAAGCGGGTGTCTACGCGCGCACGCGCGTGTCAGGGCAGGGAGGGGCAGGGCAGGGAACTAGATAGGGAAGGGTCTGGCTGGGAGACTGGCGGGGCCGGGCAGGGTGAGCCTGCCTCACCCCGCAGGCGTAGGCCACGGCGCAAACGTCAGGTGAGAAATCCTGGCGCTTCTCCTGAAGGTTCTCAGTCCATGCCCAACCCCTCATCTGCTGGTCTGGCAGGGGATGCTCCTAGCCCACAGGTGGGTGGGCAGTGGGGGTCGCCCTGGTACCAGTGGCGAGGTCGTCCCCCGGTGGACGATGAAGCCGTGTGCCCGATCCATGGGGCCGACGTGCCCTGCCGTTTCTGCCTTGAGGAGGAGCCGTGCTGAACCGCGTGTGCTCATCCGGGTGTGCATCACCTGGTGAGCATCTTCCTGACTGCCAGGATGACTCGTGCCGGGGCTGCGCCCCGAGTCCGGCATACGTCGGAGTCTTGTGCGCCCGTTGCTGGGGAAGGCTCCAAGCCGTCGTGCGCACGATGCCGGCACTCATCGACGAGCTGATGAGCGGGGACGACGCGCCCTCGGCGGTCTCATCCTCTGGCGGTGGTCGCCCGCCTGGCTCGTCCTCGCTGTATCCGCAGCAGCGAGCAGCGGCCGACGAGCTCGCGGCGGCGCTGGCCTCGTGGTGTATCCAGGCAGGCGAGCACATCGGCGTGGAGGCTCCTCGGCCGTCCGGCCTGTGGTGGTCGAGCCCTGGTCGCAAGATCGACGCGGAGACGGGCGAGGCATACCTCGTCGAGGCAGAGCCGGTCGGCATCCGTGTCCCTGCGGCGCTGACTGAGCTCGTGCGATGGGTTGACCCGCTGCTCGACCGTGTCGCGGCTGCGCCGTGGGCGCCCGAGATGCTTGCCGACCTGGCTAGGCTCGACGCCGGTGCTCGCGCGAGGTGGGCAGTCGAAGAACCGGAACGGCGCGTGCAAGACATTGCCTGCCCGTCGTGCAACGCCTACTCGCTCGTGGTCACGCCCGTCCGAGTCGTTGGCGGGCAAGAACAGGTCACCTGCTCGCGTATCTCCTGCGGGCGTGTCCTGTCCTCCCAGGACTGGGAACGACTGCGCGCCTGGTCGGTCCTGGTGGCACGCATGTCAGCCAAGGCCGAGGAGACCTCGGCATGATCGTGGCGGGGGAGGAGTGGGAACGACAGTGCGATGTGCCGAAGCATGTGCCGGGCCTCCCCGCGTCAACGGTCCGGGTGTGGGCGGCTGCGGGCCGGGTGCGGTCGGTCAAGGTCGGCGGCTCCGTATGGGTCGCCGTCGAGGACGTGATCGCGGCTGCGGCCTCGTCGCGTCGACGCTGCACGACACGACACGCGAACCAGGTGAAGGTTGATTGACAGCGCCGCATGGCAGTTGTAACATCTGTGCCAACGGCAGAAGTGTCGAACAAGCCCCGGACGGTTATCCGCCTCGGGGCTTTCGCGTACCTGCCGACACAGCGGAGCTCCGAGAGGATGAAGCGTCATGGCGTGGTCATCGAGCGATCGTGCATCGCGGCTCCCGTCTGACTGGGACGAGCGCCGCGCCTTCGTCCGAGCCCGCGCAGGCGGCAGGTGTGAAGCGCTCCTGCATGACGGGACGCGCTGCCCTGCAGCTGGTGCTGAGTGCGACCACATCACACCTGGTGACGATCATCGAGCGACGAACTTGCAGTGGTTGTGCTCGTGGCATCACAAGCGAAAGACTCAGCGAGAAGCCGCGGCTGCATTAGCCGCAGAGCGGGCACGAAACGCCCCACGTAAGCGCAAGCATCCCGGCCTCATCGACTAGACCCCCACCAGGGACCCCCTCCCCGCCCAGATGAGACATCGTCAAGAGCTGTCGGTTTTTGTTTGTACGGGTCTGGGGAAATGTCAACTGCTCGTAAACGTTGATAGCGCAACGTAAACGCCGGGCCGTGAGGTGAGGGCGTAGGGGAATTTAGAGGGGTGCCAGGCTGCCGTCCTGGTACACATTCTCCGTGACGGTGATGTATCGCCCCTGCGAATAGAACTCGATCCGCTGCCCACGCCACATGCGCTTGAAGCCACGCTGCGGGACGGCCGTCCCCCAGATATGCAGCCCACGCCCAGACGGCGAGACCTCAACGTAGGAGCCTTCGTAGTACGCGAGAAGAGCGCGAGCGGCCTCGTTGGGGATGCCATGCTCATCGAGGCAGCTGTCGAGGTCGATACAGCCGATACCGTCCCCGAGGACAAACCCCAGGGGAGCGCCAGTCGCGCTCGCGGCCGCATGAGTGCTCCACGTGCTCGGGTCAGTAACTGAAGCCCAACGCCCGGTACGTGAGCACAGCGGGCGCTTGTTCAGGTGGTTAACCCATCGGGGGCGGCTGGTGAGCTCGACGGGCAGGCCTCGTGGGGCTTGCGTCTGTGCGGCGCGGTGGTGAGCGACTCGGCATCGGGTCGAGCAAAAGCGCGCGTCGGCGCGCGCCCAGTGTCTGAGCGGAGCCGAGCAGTGTTCGCATGTCCTCACGTCTCCTATTGTAACGGATAATTCGTTGGTATTCTGCGGATAGGCGGGGGTGGTTATGGCTGGTCGTGGCCCCGCGCCGAAGCCGAAGGGCTCGCGAGCTCGCCGGAATAAGGACCCTCAAATCCTGCGCATCATCACGGCGCAACCTGTCGAGCAGCCGTCGCTGCCGGTCATCGAGCAAGTTGTCCTCGACGAGAACGGCAAGCCGAGGAAGAAGCGCTTCACGTGGCCGACGGTGACTCGCCGCTGGTGGAAGATGTGGGGGGAATCCCCGCTCAGCGCGGAGTACACGGAAACAGACTGGTCATTCCTGCTCGACACCGCATACCTGCACGCCCTGTACTGGAAGGGCGATTATCGAGTTGCCGGCGAACTGAGGCTGCGCGTCGCTAAGTTCGGGGCCACACCCGAGGACCGCGCCAGGTTGAGGATTCAGTTCGCGGTGGCCGATAATCTCGAAGACGACGCCGACAGCGCCATTGATGATGTAGTGCCCGTTTCTGCGCGGGCGCGCAGACGGCAGAAGAAGCTGAGGGCGGTGTAGCGTGCCCTGGCAACCGATCGACGAGGACGACGAGTTCCCGACGCTCGGCTACGACGTTGCGGACTGGATGATGGAGTTCCTCCTCATGCCAGACCGTGACGAGGACAGTGAGGAGCACATCCCGTTCGTGCCGACGCAGGAACAGATTGAGTTCCTCGCGAGGCTGTATGAGCTGGACCCGGAGACGGGCCGTCGAGTCAAGCAGCGCGCGGTGCTCTCGCGTCCGCGTGGGTGGGGCAAGAGTCCTTTTCTCGCAGCGATCTGCTGCGCTGAGGCTATGGGGCCTGTGCTGTGCGACGGGTGGGACTCGGACGGACAGCCGGTCGGTGTCCCGTGGTCGACGCGGCGTACCCCTATCGTGCAGGTCACGGCAACGACGGATGATCAGACAGCGAACACCTGGGACCCGCTCCTGGAAATGCTGCGCGGCTCTCCGGCTGAATCGGAGTACGGCCTCGACCCCATGGATTCCTTCGTGGCGCTGCGTCGCGGCCGCATCGAAAAGCGCACGTCGTCCGCGACATCTGTCAAGGGTGCGAAGGCTGTCATGGCCGTCATGGACCAGACGGAGACGTGGCTGCCGTCGAACGGCGGCCCGAAGCTGGCGAAAACCCTCCGCTCGAATGCCGACAAACTCGGAGGCCTCACGATTGAGACCCCCAACGCCTACACGATCGGTGAGCGCTCGGTCGCGGAAACGACGGCGCGATTCTACGAGCTGATCCAGGCAGGCAAAGTCAAACCTGAAGCCGCGCGGGGTCTGTACTACGACCACCGTGAGGCCCCGCTCGACACAGACATTTCCGACCGCGAATCGCTCCTCAATGGCCTGCGCATCGCCTACGGGGACTCGGCAGCCGACCCGCGCGGATGCGCGATCCACGAACCCGAGTGCGAACCTGGATGGGTGGACCTCGAGCGAATCGCGGACAGCTTCTGGCATCCGGATAACGATCCCGCGGGGATGTGCTCGGACTTCCTCAACCAAATCACCTCGGCGTCGGACGCATGGCTCACGATGCCCGAGCTGCGAGCCATCGAAGACCACACGAAGCAGATCAGCTCCACCGAGCCGATCACGCTCGGCTTCGACGGCTCCGAAGGCCGGAAGATCGGCATAGCGGATGCAACGGTCCTGATCGGCTACTCGGTGACGCAACGGCACCTGTTCAAGGTCGGGATTTGGAGCCAGCCAGACGGCCCCGCAGGCGAAGGCTGGCAGCCGCCCCGCCTCGAAGTCGAGCAGACCGTGCGCGACGCTTTCGAGCGGTTCAATGTGGTGGGGTTCTATGCGGACCCGTCGGCGGGATGGGCTCAGGATGTGAAGGGTTGGGAGGCGCGTTACTCGCGCCGTCTGCGTGCCAAGATCAGTGCGTCCGAGCCGATCCGGTACCCGCAGCGCAACGTTGCCAAGACCTGCGAGAACTTCGCGCAGCTCTTGTCCGCGATCCACCAGGAACGCATCACGTATGACGGTGACCCGATGATCACGGCGCACCTGCTCAACGCTCGTAAATCGCCCAGGCAATCGGGGTACGTCCTCGTTAAACCTGCGGATGACCAGGACTACTCGAAGATTGACGCCGCCTGGGGCGCCATGTTCGCCTACACGGCCGGACTCGACGCCGTCGGCAAGGGTGCAGCCAAGCAAACCAGCCGCCGGGCACCGAGGCGGCTCTACTAACCGCACTGGGGGAGGAGGCCCCGCCTCATGACGAAAACGCCCGAGGAATGGCTCGCCTACCTCACTGCCAAGATGGACAAGGAGCGTCCGCGAACGGACCTCCTGCGCTCATACACCAACGGGTCATCCCCCTTGCCGGAGATGGGCCCTAATCTCGCAAAGGCGTGGCTGAAGTTCCAGCGGCGTGCGCGCACCAACCCCGGCAAACTCGTCGTGTCCGCGCTCGCGGATCGACTCATCCCCAACGGGGTGACAGTCGGAGCCAGCGAGGACAGCCCCGCAGCTCAGGCGGCCGTGCGCATCTGGCGCGACAACCGCCTCAAAGTGGTCTTCGCGGACGCAATCTGGGACGCGGCCACCCTCGGCCACGGCTACCTCCTGGTCACCCAGGATGAAGACGGCCGAGCGTGTGTCACCTACGAGCGCCCCGAACACATGTACGTCGAGCCTGACCCGGTCCGCCCCTGGCGCGCGCTCGCGGCCGTGAAGGTCTGGCGAGACCAGGCGGCGGGCCTCGACCACCTCGTGATGTGGACTCCGGGCCTGCGCATGTCCTACACGCGCTCGGCATACGACAAGTCGCGGCAGCTGATCTCTCGGGTGTCCGGGGACTGGCGTCTCGACCTCGGTGGCGTCCAGCCCTTCGAGGGTGCGCCCCCGGTCGTGGTCCTCGAGAACAGGCACAGCATGGGCGAGTTCGAGCACGTGCTCGACCTGATCGACCGAATCAACTGGCAGACCCTGCAGCGCTTGGTCATTATCTCGATGCAGGCCTTCCGACAGCGAGCACTGAAGTCGTCTGAAGGGTCGGCGGGTCTGCCGGCCGAGGACGAGTCCGGGAACGCGATCGACTACCAGGCGATCTTCGAACCCTCACCCGCAGCCCTATGGGAGCTGCCCCCGGGTGTGGAAATCTGGGAATCGTCCCAGACGCAGATCACGGAAATCTTGAACGCGACCAAGGACGACTGGCGCGAATTGGCAGCCGAGACCGCAACGCCTCTCTCGATCATGCTCCCCGACTCCGCGAACCAGTCGGCGGCGGGAGCTGAGCAACCCCAGAAGGCACTCCTCTCCAAGGCAGGCGACAGGATCGAGCGCTTCAAGCCAGCGCTCGCATACCTCATTGTCAAGGCACTCGCGGTCGAGGGATACACGCTGGACGAGACGGAGACCGTGGAGGTCCTGTTCGTCCCGCCGCACGCTGTCTCCCTCACCGAGAAATACGCTGCGGCCGTCCAAGCGCGCAATGCCGGCGAAGCGCTCGAAACCATCCAGCGCAACATCCTCGGATACTCGCCGGAGCAGATTGCACAGGATAAGCAGCGCCGTGCTGAGGAACAGCTCGCGTTGGCATTCGCACTCCAAGACAAGCCGCAGCTGACAGATGAGGCTGCAACCCCGGGAACGGGGGGGACCCGGCAGACCTGAAGCTCAGGTTTGATGCCCTCGGCACGGCGATCCGCGCCGGCGTCGCTCCTGAATCAGCGTCGGAGGTTGTCGGCCTCGACGGCATCCGATTCACGGGCGCCGTCCCCGTCGCGCTCAGGCTCCCAGAGACACAGTCAGCGACACTCGAGGAGAAGTAACAATGCCGGACCTGGACTCGCTCAACCGCCTCACTGAGGCGTATGACAGCCAGGTCCACGCAATCCGACAGCAGATCACCGCCTTCGGACAAGCCTACTGGGACTCGCTCCCGCACTACAGGGCCAGCGCCGTCGAGGACATGATCCAAGCGATCACCCCCAGAGTGACCGCAGGCCAGCTCCGCATAGCCGACCTGACCCGGGCGTACCTCGCCCAGTGCGCCCGCGAGCTCGGCTGGAAGGTCGTCCTCCCAGCCATCGACCAGGACGAGATACGCGGCGCTCGCGGCGTAGACCCGCGCATCGTCTACCGTCGCCCAGCCGTCGATGTGTACACCGCGCTCGCGGCTGGCAAGCCTCTGCCGCAGGCTGCGGCAGAGGGGCGGCTGCGGCTCACGCAGCTGATCGGCGGGGACATGCAGCTGGCGAAGGTGCATGCGTCTCGCCAGTCGATGCGGGGCTACCCGGAGGAGGGGCAGTTCTATCGGCGTGTGCTCACGGGGCGCGAGAATTGCGCCCTCTGTGTGGTCGCGTCGACGCAGCGCTATTACCGTGGTGACCTGCTGCCGATTCACCCGGGATGCGACTGTGGGGTGCAGCCTCTTCCTCCGGGCCTGGCGGTCAATCAGGTGATTGACGAGGACTTGCTCGAACAAGTCCACCAGATCACGGCGGACCGTCTCGGGGTCTCGGACCGGGGTGGGCGTACACCGGATTATCGAAAGCTCCTGACGGTCAGTGAACACGGCGAGTATGGGCCGACGCTGTCGTGGGCGCAGCCCAAGGCCAAGCACAAAACCAAGGCGGGTGGGGCTGAGCCGCCTAAGCCGCCCAAGCCCCCGAAGAAGACCACGGCACAACCGCCGGATGACTCCGATCGTTTAAAGCGCCTGATGAGCGTTCCTGCCGAAAAATGGCATAAGACGCTTCAGTATGAGGGTGGGGACGTGACAGGGATTCCCGGAGAGTTCCGGTATCCGGGGCATGGGGACGGGCGGGTGTTCATCCCGGCTGTTTCGGTCAGAGATGCGCCCAGTGAGCATGAGGTGCTCACGGCGCTGCGCCTGGCGGAAGATGGGATGGACGTGCTGTTCCGCATAGATTCGCGCGAAAAAGGCGCGAAGAACCCAGACGTGGAAATGAATCAGCAGGTCTGGGAGTTCAAAGCACCCACGGGGGAAGGCAAGAACACCGTCGATTCGCAGATGAAGCGAGCGGGGAAACAGGCTGAACGCCTGGTCCTCGATCTACGCCGTTGCGAACTCGACGATAAGAAATCGATCCGGGATGTCCGGCAAGGTATGCAGGGTCGTCATCTTACCCAAGTGATTGTCGTAGATCATGCAGGAAATATTGTCCACATTCCGTGAGTGTGCTATCCTAGCGCTGAGGACATCCCGGCAGCCCCTTCGGGCAGCCCAGGTGTCCTTTTCACATAATGCTCAAACTAGCCGACCTCGGACGTAATGCCTGGGTCGGTTTTTTGATACCCAACCAGCCCCCAGCCGTAACGGTGTGGGGGCTTTCGTGTACCCGGAATGGGAGGAATCACCATGAAGAACCACTTGAAGCACCGTCCCTACCTTCGCTTCGTCGACGCCCCGTCCGCAGAAACGGGAGGGGATGCGACGTCCTCGCAGGATGCCCCCGCTGCCACCGCTGAGGATACGGCCCAGCAGGTTGACTGGGAGGCGGAGGCGCGGAAGTGGAAGGAGCTCTCTCGCAAGAATGAGTCTCGGATGAAGGAGAACGCCGAAAAGGCGCGCTTATACGACGAGGTTCAGGAGCAGGGCAAGTCCGAGCTGCAGAAGGCGCAGGAAGCGGCGGCGAAGGCTGAGGCGCGAGCTGCGGCGATGGAGGCTGAGGCGATGCGAGCGAAGGTCGCGGCAGCGACGGGCGTGGACGCAGACCTGCTGTCTGGCTCGTCAGAGGAGGAGCTGAGGGCATCTGCTGAGCGTCTCCTGGCGTGGCGCGGCGCGCAGGTGCCCAAGGGTGCTCCCGCGACGGATGCGGGGGTTCGTGGTGACGAGATCAGGGCTGCCAGGCAGCTCACCCGGGAAGACCTCAAGAAGATGTCTCCCGCAGAGATCATCAAGGCCCGTCAGGACGGGCAACTGAACAACATCATGGGCATCGCATAAGCGGGCCAAGAAAGGACACACAATGACTCTCACGCATTTCATTCCGGAGCTGTGGTCGGCCAGCATCCTCGAGAACTTCCGTCGTGACACGGTGCTCGTCGGGATGGCGAACCGCGAATACGAGAAGGCCTTCACCGCGGGCTCGAAGATTCACATCCCCGGCATCGTCGATGTGAAGGTGAAGGACTACAAGACCGGCGCGGTGACTGCGTCCGGCGGCGCTAAGGTGCCGCGCACGACCGTTCCCGATGCCGTGGAGTCCACGGGCATCGAGATCACCATTGACCAGGAGAAGAGCTTCGACTTCCTGGTCGATGACATCGACGCCGCGCAGGCGAACCAGTCGCTCGACGCGTACACCAAGTCGGCGGCGGCAGCGCTCGTCGAGGACGCGGAGACCTTCCTGACCGCGATGCTGACTTCCAAGGGCACGGCGGTCACGGGCATCGCGAACCCGACGAACTGGGAGACCGCATACGGCGCAATCCTGAAGCTGCGCGGCAAGCTCTCGGCCGAGAAGGTCCCCGCCATGGACCGCGTGCTCCTGATCAACGCGGCCTTCGAGGAGTTCCTCCTCTCTGACGGTTCGAAGCTTACCAGCTTCGACAAGTCGAACATGACGGATGGCCTCCGCGAGGCGACGATCGGTCGTCTCCTGGGCTTCGACGTGGTCACGAGCCCCTGGCTCGATAACACGAAGCCGATGGCCGTTGCGTTCCACAAGCCCTCGGTGGCCTATGTGTCCCAGGTCGAGAAGACCGAGTCGATGCGTGCCGAGCAGACCTTCGCGGACCGTGTTCGCGGTCTGCACGTCTACGGCGGCGCGGTTCTGCGCCCGAAGGCGATCCAGGTCTTCAAGGCGGCATGATGCGCGTCAAGGGAGAAAACGGAATCACGTTCGAGCTCGCGGACGAGGTCGCCACGGCAATGATCACGGCAGGCATCCTCGAGGAGACCACCTCCGATGAGGCCTCGCCTTCCAGTGAAGACATGCCGGCCGACGAGGGCGACACTGCTGAGGAGACTTCGAAGAAGTCCAAGAAGTAGGAGGGACAATGCCTGTTCCGCTGGTAACTGTCGAGGACATCGAGGCCGCTCTCGGCCGTCCCCTCACAGACTCGGAGTCGGCGCGGGCAACGTTCATCGCTGACAAGCTCGCCGAGGCCTTCAAGGCGCGCGCACGCCAGACGTTCACCGTCGAGCAGTACACGCACCGCCTGAAGGTCGACGCGGGCGGACGAGTCGTCCCCACACGGGCGCCGCTCATCTCCGTCGAGGCTGTCACGACCGACGACGGGCAGCCGATCTCCTACAACGTGAGGCACGGCTTCATCCAAGTCGCATTGCCCGCAAGTGAGTTCGTTGTCGTCACCTACACGGCAGGCTTCACCGAGGTCCCCGCAGCGGTTCGACTACAGCTCGCAGACAGCGTGCGACGTATCCTCCTCATCCCCGACGCCGCCGCGCAAGGGGCAACCCAGATGACCGAGACGACGGGGCCGTTCACGCAGTCCCGCCAGTACGCGACATGGGCAGTGGGCGGACAAGCCATCCTTTCCCCAGACGACCAGGCGCTCGCGGACTCTTACCGTCCGCGACGCGCTGGGCATGTCTGGGTGATGGGAGGGACCTGACGTGATGGAGGAATGGAAGACCCCGATCCAGGTAGAAGGGACCGTCCATCGTGACGGGGACGGCTACCTCGTCGAGGAATCCAAACCGCGCCTCATCGGGGGCTGCCTGATCGCACCGGGACAGTTTACTGTGCCGGGCTTGCTCGATCAGGCAGCCTCTGAGCGGGCCGACGAGACCGCGACACTCTACCTCCCGAGGGGAATAACGCTGAACGTCGGGGATGTCATCCGGGTGCCGGCCGAGCACCCTCTCGGCGGAACGTGGAGGGTCGAGGAGCCATCCTCGCCGTGGCCGCGCGGCACCTCTGTCGTGATCTCACGGAGGTGAGGATGGCAGTCAAGTTCGTGGTCAGCTCGGCCTCGATCGAGGCGCTTCTACAGTCCGCGTCGATCAGTGAAGCAATGGTCAGTGAAGCCGAATCGCTGCGTGCGGCGGCGGCAGCAGCGGCCCCGAAAAGGGACCGCGTACTCACCGACGCGTACAGGGTCGAGGCTGTGACGGCAACTGTGAAGACGCGCCGAAACGGAGCATCTCGCAGAGCTGTCGGCCGCGTCGTCAACGATGCCCCACACGCCGTTCCTGTCGAGTTCGGGCACTTTGCCAGAGACGGGCGCCGCGTCCCCGGGCATCACACGCTCGGCAAGCTCGCGGGCTCTAAGCGCGCACGACGAGGAGGCCGGTCATGAAGTACACGGACCCCGTCCAGGTACTACGAGACGCGATCGCCTCAGCAACGGGGGCGCAGACAGTACGGGTGATCCAGGAGGGCAGCCTCCCGGACACGTGGCCGATGCCGCTCGTGCATGTCTACGCAACCCAATCCCAGGACCTCGATTTCGAGCGTATTACCTCCGTCGTTGTCGACGTGTACGCCAAGACCCCCACAGGGCCGGGCGTCGGCGGCGCGGACGCGCTCGCGGATGAGGTCGTGGAGGCTATGTCAGTTCGTCCTGTGGTGGGGGCCTCTGGGTGGGTCGATCAGGTCTCTGTGCCGTCTCGCCTGGGGGTGCGCGCCGCTTATGGCGTCGTTGAGGTGGTGGGCCTCAGCGTCGAAGCTGTTCAACGTCCCACCGACTAACCAATCTGATCTGGAAGGGAACCTGATATGGCCGATACCACGACCATTGAAGCGCTGAAGAAGGCGCACAACAAGGCAAAGAATGTTCGAAAGGCGCTCAACGTTCTGGCATTCGTCGCACCGCTCACGACCGCTGTCCCGGACGCGCTGACAGGCGCAAGCGGCGCGATGAAGCAACTCTCCGCGGACTGGACTCCGCTGGGAATCTTCACGACCGACGGCGGAGAGATCACGCCTGACGTGTCCGTGGACGACGTCGACGGCCTGGGCTACGCAGAGCCTGTGCGCTCTGACCTGACCAAGGCAACCAAGACGATCAAGCTCAACATCTTCGAGCTGTTCCGCAAGGAGATGCTGAGCCTGACGCACGGCATTGACCTCTCGCAGGTCAAGGCGAACGCGACCACGGGAGAAGTCGTGTTCGATGATCCGCTTCTTCCCTCCATCCCGGAGAAGCGTCTGCTGATCGTCGCCGCCGACGGCCCTGCCGACGACGAGTGGCTGATGGGTTGGTGTTTCACGCGCGCCAAGCTCGTCTCAATGCCGACGATCGGGCTCAAGGCGACGGACCCGATTACTGGCGACCTCGAATTCAAGGCATTCGCCGACGAGGCCGCTGGCACCGCCTGCCGTAATTACTACGGCGGCTCGGCGATGCTCAAGCACCGTGACGTCACCGGTTTCAGCGTCTGACACAGACTGCGGGCGGGGGCCGGGGACGTTCTCCCTCCGGCCTCTGCCCGCTACCACCCCCCCAGGAGAACACAGTCGATAGGACAACCATGGATCAGCTGACCTTCACGAAGACGATCAAGACGGACGGCGGGGAAGACCTCGTGCTCACGCGAGTCACCGACGACGCAGCCGACGCGAACACTCTGCGCGCACAGGGATGGGCTGAAGCCCAGCCCGCACAGAAGGAAGACTCCACGCCGACGCTGCCCGCCCCGCCCGCCAGCACCCAGCGCAACAACTGACCGACCAAACAAGGAGAACACCAATGGCAGACAAGATCACCCCGACCCTCACCCTGACAGCCCTCAACGACCTCGACGGCGCAGCAGAGGTCACCCCGTTTACCTTCGGGATCAAGAGCCGAGTCGTGACCTTCCCGGACCCCCTGGGCCTGAGCCCCGAGGCCGGCGAAGACCTCCTCCAAGACCTCAGCGGCGGCAAGCGCGCCACCGAGGTCATCTCCAAGTGGCTCTCGGAGGAAGACGCCGCATTCGTCACCAAGCATCTGACGCTGCGCCAGATGCTGCTCCTCATGCGAAAGGCGTCCGAGCACTACGAGGCCTCGCTCGGCTCCCTGGGGGAAGGGCGCGCCTCTACGACCGCTTAACGAGGTACGAGAGGCAGATCGTCGCGGACCTCGCGGAGCAGGGCTGGGACACATACGCCCTGTTCCGCGCTCGCCGATACCGATTCCTCCTGACTCTGATCGACGAGCTGCCCTCAACGAGCCGAACCGTCGCAGCGATACTCAACGACCCCGAGGTCGCAATCGAAACGGCAATGGCGATCGCCGAAGCCCCCGACGACGACGATACCGAGGCGCAGCTCCGAACCCAGACACCAGAGGTCAGAGTCATGCAGGACATCTTCGACCTGCTGGTCTCCGCCTTTGGGGGAAAAGAGACATACCCACGGCCAGAGAGCCTTACCGCGATCGCACTCGAGGACGCACGCACGAGCGTCCGAGACCGCAGCGCCCACCAGGCGCTCGCGGCTCTCATGCCGGGGTGGAGTCCGCAAGAAACCTGAATATCTACCTGTAGGAGGTCTGAGTGGCCGGCGTATATCAGGCAGGCACTGTCTATGTCGATGTGGTCCCCTCGATGCGGGGGTTCTTCAAGAGCATCGAGAATGCGACGGCCACGCAGCTCCCGCAGGTGGCTGGCGATGCGGGAAAGAAGTACGCGGAGAAATTCAAGGAGAAGGTCTCCGAGTCTGGCAAGGACCTCGTTAACGCGGTCGCCGATCCTCTGGGCAAGTCAACGGCGCGCCTGCGTCAGGAGGCCGCGCAGGCTGGGGCAGCCCTGCAGGAAGCTCACGCCAAGGTGGAGAAGTCTTCCTCAGCGCTCGCGAAGGCGCGCGCCGAGGAGGAGACCGCAGCGACTGCGGTGGAGCGCGCCGAGCGTGCGCTCGCATCAGCGCGGTCCAGCTCATCCGCTGACTCGGCGGCTGTCGCTCGCGCGGAGTCGGCGCTGGCCTCGGCGCGAGAAGCGTCGGCGGCAGCGAATAAGAAGGCCGACCAGGCGTCCGCTAACCACGCGGACTCGCTCCGCAAGGAGAAGGCAGCGTCCGACACCGCGAAGGCGGCAACAGAGGCGCTTGACCAGCGTATATCGAAGGCCCCGTCCAACTGGGAGCGCTTCACGACGTCGCTGAAGGGCTGGGTGCGCGAGGCCGACAACGTCGAGCGTGAAGCCCACGAGGTTGATTCCTCTCTCGGCCTCGTTGGATCGGGCGTGACGTCGCTCGGGGGACTCGTGACCTCGGCGCTAGGCCCCCTCGCGCTCCTGGGCGCAGCTGTCGGCATCGGCGGATTTGCATCCGAGGCCATCGCAGCCTCAGACGCAACGAACAAATTTGCGGACACGCTGCGGTTCGCCGGCGTCGACGATTCGACCATTGAGCGGCTCGGTGCATCTGCTCAGGAGTACGCCGACCGCACCGTGTACGACCTCGCGGACATTCAGGGCATCACGAGCCAGCTCGCCGCAAACAGCGTGGACGGCTTCGACCGTCTTGCCGAGGCCGCCGGCAACTTGAACGCGGTCTCCGGTGGAACGGCTGACACGTACAAGAGCCTGGGGCTCGCCCTCGTCCAGGTCAACGGGGCCGGAAAGTTGCAGACCCAGGACTGGAATCAGATCGCCAACGCCATCCCGGGCGCGAGCGGCAAGATTCAGCAGGCCCTCTCCGATATGGGGGCCTATACAGGCAACTTCCGTGATGCCATGGCGGAAGGCCAAATCTCTGCGCAAGAGTTCAACCAGGCGCTTCTGCAGTTGGGCTTTGATGACGTCGCGGTCGCGGCCGCGTCGGACGTGTCGCGCATCGAGAACGCGGCCGGCAATCTACAGGCGACGATTGTCGGCGGCTTCAAGGACATGATCGACCTCGCGAAGCCGCAGCTGACCGACTTCATGAGCTGGATGTCGGACACGCTCGGCGCTGGGTTCGCGTGGATCAAGGACGTGGGAGTGCCCTCGATCCAGGGAATTTGGGATGTCCTCGCCAACGGCAACTTCTCGGGGCCGATCTTCGGTCTCGAGGAGGACAGCGGCCTCGTCGACTTCCTGTTCAACCTGCGTGATGCTGGCATGGCCGCCTGGGAAATGCTCAAGTCCGGCTGGGACGCGGCAACGAATCTCGCGTCCGCGTTCGCGCCGCTCGCCCAGAGCGTGTGGGACATGGTCAGCGCGTTCGGCGGGGATGGCCCATCGGTGATTCAGCGAACCGCCGAGGCACTAAAGAGTGTGTTCGACTGGGTTGGGAAGAACACTGACATCGTTGCTCCGCTCGTGACTGCGGTAGTCGCTGGCACGGCGGCGTTCAAGGGGATGAGCGCCGCCATGGGCGCCGTGAACGCCGTGAAGGCAGCCGGGGGCTTGCTGCAGTTCGTCAAGGCCACGAACCTCGCGAAGGCAGCGCAGGTCGCGTTCAACTTCGTCATGAACATGAACCCGATCGGCGCGATCGTCACGGCGATCTCCGCACTCGTCGCTGGCCTCGTCTACTTCTTCACGCAGACGGAGACAGGCCGGAAGGCGTGGGCGGCGATCACGGAGGCGTTCTACAGCTTCGTGGACTGGATCAGCTCGGCGTGGTCCTCCGCCATGGAGTCCATCTCCTCATGGTGGACGGGCACCTGGGACGGTGTCTCGGGATTCTTCTCGACCTACGTCGTGCAACCCCTGCAGACGGCATGGGACGCAATCACGGCTGTCTGGGACGGCATTGTCACGGTGTTCAAGACCGCGTTCGCGATCATCGTCGGCGTTGTCCTGACGCCGATCAAGCTCTACATACAGGCATGGGTAGCGGTATTCACGTGGGCGTATGACAACGTCATCAAGCCCGTGTGGGACGCGATATGCCAGGCATTCACCTGGGCGTATGACAACGTCATCAAGCCCACATTCGAGCAGATCGCTAACACGTGGCAGTGGATTGCAGGGATCGCGACAGAGGTGTTCGGAGGCATCGTCTCATTCCTTGAGGGAGTGTGGACGGCGATCTCCACAGGAGTGACGTCCGCGTGGAATCTCATCGTCGCGGGCGTCACCTGGTACATCAACACCGTGTGGAACATCGTCAGCACAGTCTTCACGACAGTCGCTGGCGTCGTCTCCTCGATCTGGAATGGCATCTCCTCCACCGTCTCGGGCGTCTGGGAGTCCATCAAGTCCACGGCGAGCGCAGCCGTCCAATGGGTCTACGACAGCGTCACGAACGCGTTCTCGTCCATGTCGAGCGGCGTCTCCTCCACCTTCGACGGCATGCGCTCAGCCATCGAATCCGTGTGGAACAAGGTGAAGAGCGTCGCGGCAAAGCCGGTGAACTTCATCATCGACACCGTCTACACCAACGGACTGAAATCCATGGTGGAAACGGTCGCCTCGAAGATCGGCCTCTCACTCACCCTGCCCACGGTCCCCAGGATCGCCGAGTACGCCGGCGGCGGCATCGTCCCCGGCTACAGCCCCGGACACGACACGATCCCGGCGATGCTCTCCCCGGGCGAGGCCATCCTCGTCCCCGAGCTCGTCCGCCAGATCGGCCCGAGCAGGATCATTGCCGCGAACTACGCCGCCTCGAAGCGCCGCCCAGGTGGCAGCCCCGGCAAGGCCCCCGCTGGCTTCTCCGGTGGCGGCATCGCCCACTTCGCCGGCGGCGGCATCGCAGGCTGGTTCGCCGACGCAGCACGGGGCGTGAGCGAGTTCTTCCGTGACCCGCTCGGCTCTATTGCGCAGCTCATCACCGAGCCCGTCCGAGGACTCATGAAAGGCATCGCCCCCGGAGTCATCGGCGAGCTCGGCGCAGGTGGCGTCGAGTCCCTCCTCGCAGGAGTCGGATCGTTCTTCAAGAAGAAGGCCGAGGAATCTTCGTCGGCTGGACTCGTGGGCGCCGCGATGCGAGCCGTACAGATGCAGGTCCCTTACGTGTGGGGTGGCTCGGCGATCCCGCCGGGTCTGGACTGCTCGGGCCTCGTGTATTGGGCTGCTCAGCAGCTTGGTCTGGGGTGGCCACGCCTCACGGCAGCTGGGTACCAGTCCGGCTCCACCATGATCCCGTGGACGCAGGCCGCCCCCGGTGACCTGCTGTTCTGGGGAGCACCGGCGCACCATATCGCGATCTACGCCGGCGGCGGCCAGATGATCGAGGAGCCAAAGCCCGGCCTCAACGCCCGGCACATCGGTATCTGGGGGTCTCCGACTGTCGGCCGCTACGGCGGAGCTCGCAAGTACGATCGCGGCGGATGGCTGCCCTCGGGAGTCACCGCAGCCGTCAATCAGACGGGCACGAGGGAGGCAATTCTCACCGCGAGGCAGTGGGCAGATGTCAGTGCGCTCGCGGCGAGTGGAGCAAACGCGGTGCCGTCGCTCGATGGCGCGCAGGTCAACCTTGTGCTGGACGATGGCCATTCGTTCCGTGCGCATGTGGAGTCGATCAGCACCGGCGTCCTGGTGCGCCGTAAGCAGCTAGCTGGAAGGAGCAGGTAGTGGCTCGTGAGAATCTTTGCCGCAATCCGTCGTTCGCGTATCTACTGCGGGAATGGGCGAAGATCGCTCCGGCCACGGTGAGGATCGGCTCGGATACTGACTCGTGGGGCGGGCACGCTCGCCAGTCTCCGCAGTATCTGGCCATCGACGTGCCGCCCGGTGTGCAGGGGCCGGCTGCCGCGCCAACGGCAGTCACTGTCGCTGGCGGGCAGACGGTCGCGATCTCGGCGCTGGTGCGCACGAGCCCCGGCCTCGCGGTTGCTGTCTCCCCGGAGTGGACCGTGGGCGGCCGCAGCGTCACGGAGAAGACCCCGGCGCTATTGGCCGCCAGCGCGGAGGGGGATAGGCCCGTCTGGGCGTTCACAGCTCCATCTGGGGCGACAAGCGTGCGGCTTCGGTTCGAGGCCCGCACGACCTCGGCGGCCGAGCGCGGGACACTGCCGGGCTGGGTGTACGTCGATGATGTCCTCATCGTCGTGGCGCCCACCCCGGGCGAGGCACTCGAGGCAGCAGCGGGGGAGTTCTTCGACGGAGACACCCCGCCGAGCCGCATCGGCTATTCCTCGAGGGCGCTCACGCACCAGTGGACCGGCGCGCGAGGTGTTTCGACGTCGCGTGAGGTCGAGGCAGATGTCGATATGTCGTCTCTGCCTGTCGCGATTGTGGGCGGTGGGCAGGCCCCCAGGGTCCAGGTTGTGATTCCGCCAGCGGCTGTCCCCGCTGGAGCATCCTGCTATGTCGAGGGTGTCACGGACACCGGCTTTACGTGGACTCCTCGTGGCGGGGTGTGGGAGAGCAAGGGCCTGCAGCGCATTATTGGTGACCCGCTCGCCCCGATCAACGTGCCGATCAGGTACAGGCTGACGACGTCGAGGGGCGTCACGGTCGAGTCGGAGCCGGTGGTCCGCTCGTGGGGTGGCCTGTCGCTGATGACTGACGCGGCGGGCCTGAAGCCGGTGAACTTCTTGTGGCAGGGCACGGACCAGCGTGAGCTGAAACTCCGCCTCACGGAGCATGAAGTGCCGGGCCGGGCAACGCCATTGGTGGTGTATGCGCCCACGATGGGGCGTGGCACGGTGTCTCTCACGGCTCGCACGAACCTGCAGGACACCCCAGCTATGAAGACGCTCCTGGCGTCTCCGACGCCGGTCGCGATATTCCACAATCCGCGCCACTGCGTCCAGTGCAAGCGAGGAACGTGCGACGTCGATCCAGTGACGCTGATCGCGGTGACATCGGCACCGATGGAGCGCGCAGCTCGCCTCGATGCCGCTGAGCGCATCTGGCAGCTGAAGGGCACGATCGTCGATCTGCCGCAGCCGAACACGCCGCTGACGTTGTCGACGTGGAACGACTTCGATAAGCGTCGCCTGACGTGGAGCGGCTTGGATGCGCGTCGGTGGCCGTGGGATCAGTTCGACAGGACCGTCTGGCAGGAGGACGCATGAGCATCCCGACCGGAGCCGAGGAGATTCCCGCAGACCTGTTGACGTCCGGCTACACGGTGTCTGCCACCGTGGAGTCATGGCTGGGGTCGCAGTACCTGGGAGAGGTCCCCGTCGAGGATGGGTCAGTGGCGTGGGACGCTGGCCAGCAGGTCCAGGGCACCCTGTCCCTGACGGTCCCGCGTGTGGGCGCCGCGCAGGGGCAGGACTGGCGCGACTGGGACCCCGTAGACCCAGACCACCCGCTCGGCTGCTACGGGCAGGTCCTGCATGTGAGTATGACGGTAGGCTCGCTCGTCGGTGCGGGCTGGTGGACGATCCCGATGGGGAGGTTCCTCATCACGTCGGTGGAGCCGGGGCCGTCCACTGTCAGGGTGACAGGCAAGAGCCTGATGCAGCGCCTCGAGGAGGACAGGCTGACGGAGCCGATGGCACCGGACCCGGCGGGCACGCTCGCGTCAGAGCTGCGCCGCCTGGTCGGTGCGCGCATCGGCGTGATCATTGATCCGGCGCTCGGGGACAGGCCATGCCCGTCGATGTCCTGGGGTGAGAGCCGGATCGACGCTGTCTACGAGATCGCGAAAGCCTGGCCTGCGACAGTGCGCGAGGGTGGTGACGGCATCATGTATCTGTCGCCGCCGACTTCGTCGCCCACCTCGCGGCCGGCGCTGCGCCTCTCGGATGGGGAGGACGGCACGGTCGTCGGTGTGGCGGCCTCAGTGAGCCGAGACAAGGTCTACAACCGCGTGGTCGCTAGGGGACAGCAAAGCTCTGATGAGGGCGCGCCCTCGTTCCAGGCGATCGCCGATCAGCTGACGGGGCCGATGCGAGTCGGTGGCCCCTACGGCACCGTGCCGCGCTTCTTCTCATCCCCGCTGATTACGAGCTACGAGCAGGCCAAGCGCACAGCCGAGGCCATGCTCGCAGACTCAGTCAGGAAGAAGATCAAGGTCCCCGTCCAGCACGCCCCGGACCCACGCATCCGCCTAGACGCACACGTCGAGATCGCCACGCGGCCCGTGGACGCTGCGTCCACGAAAACGATGTGGGGGACCGTCTCCGCATACGAGGTGCCCCTCACCTACAAGGGCACGCAAAAGACCGACGTGGAGGTGAGCGTGTGAGCAGCCCCGTGATGGACCTGATCTCGACGGTGCCCGATGATCTGCCGCCCCGCTATGGCTCCGACAGGTCACCGACCGCGATCGCGCGCGTAGTCAGCCTCATCGAGGGCGGCCGCGCCCTCAACGTCAGCCTGTACGGCGGCCCGCCGATCCAGATTTTAGCGACAGCAGTCAACTGGGTCGGCGTCCAAAGAGCGCGCGTCCAGCTCGGCCC